TTGCCGGGGTGCATGTTTTTCTCGTGCTTGCCGACAGCAGACTTAATCATCTTCTTGTCTTGGGCTAAATCTTTCTTGTCCATATTAGACTCCTATGTAACGGTTACTGTAACTGTACCAACAAATGTCGTTGCCACCAAGTAATTTGGCGTTAGTGCAACATCAAAATTACTCGACCCACCAACTGGGTTCCACCCCCACTGAAGATCCCGCGAACCGCCAGTCAGACTGCCAGTAGCGTTTACGCCTGCCGTGACGTAGGTTGTGTCCTTGCGCGGGTTGCGCACAGCCTGCGGATCATCCACTGGGTACATACCCAACAACAACTGCGGTTGATCGGGATCAAAACACACATCACACACAAGCAGATTGTAAATCTTTGTCTTCTGTATCTCTTTACGCAGTGCCGTTAATTTGAACTGTTGGCCACACCTATCGCACATGGCGATACTGTTCTTACCAGAAGCAAACCGATTGCTCATTTACGTACCGCTACCAATAAACATTTGCCTCGGAACAAAACGAACCGCAGCCTTCTCACGATCTTCATCAGCAGCCAACTGCCAAGCTTCATCGTACTGTTGTTTCAAGACGGGCAAACGCTCAGCACCACCTTCAATCTTGAGAGCCAAGTAATAGGCAAGGCCCGCCACCATACAAGGCAGGAAGCGGAAAGGCACGTCCATCGTGCGTACACCGCCGCCAGCATCATCAATACGGCGCATGCGCCAGTAAACAAACTGATACGTTGTGCTGTTATCGGGTGTTGGCCAAACGGTTATAGAGGGTAAATTCTGCGTGTATACAGACACTCCAGTTGAGTGTGCTGCGGCAGTTGTGCCGTTCTGCCCACGGAAGCAGTTGTTAAGTACGTTGCCAGAGATGTAGCCGTACTGCACTGTTTCGTTTTCAATCAACAAGAACCCTGTAGCTGGAAGACCCGCAGTGGAAGTCAACGTAATTGTGGTTGCCGTGGCCGTGATTCCGCCGTTAAGCGTGGTGCCAATAGAAGAAGTCTGACCATCCAAACGCTGATACCACACCTGAATAGGGCGGGCTTGTTGCAGTTTGTTAGGGATTGTGGCGTAAGTAGAAACACTGATACGCGTAATTGTCAGGTCAGCCTGCGTAGACACGTTCCCCGCGCCCGTGCGAATCACATGCTCAAGTAGATCCACTGTATCTACGGGTAGTGCGTAATTGTTTAGCCCCGGAGTCAGGTTAATTGTTCCCTGCTCAAACGTCCACATGTTGACGCCACGGTTTGCCCAATCAGCAAACATCAAATTCAATGAACGACGGGCTGTACGTAAATCGTAGCCCGTACGCAACTCCGAACCAGCACGTTCAAACGCTTCCTCAACCAACTCATTAAGGTCAAGGTTAAACGCTGCGGTTCCTGAAGTAGTCATCTAAATCCTGCCGTTTTCTTTGCAATCGTTTTGGGTTGCGCTACGAATTGTTTTCCGGCTTTTTTGCCAGCACGTTTCGCACGCGTTGTCGCAGCGTACTCAGCAGGACTGAGGCTCTTAATCGCAGCGCTAGGAAGGTATCGCTCACCAGTGTCAGAAGATTTTTTACCACTTTTGGTTCTCCATTTTTGGTCGCCCCAATCCTTCAAGGATTTCTGTGGCGCTTTCAATCTCGGTAACCCCCGCCTGCCGCCTTGTACTTCTTGGCAACAAGCTGAGCTTTACGTGCTGACCACTGACCTGCGCCAGTGCCGTGGGTTGCTGCGGCTTTTACTTGGGACACAATCTTCTTGCGAAGACCGGGCTTTGTGTAATTGCCAGCCGCATTTACTTTGCCGCCTTCAGCATATTGCGTAAAGTCGGTGTCGTCCCGTCGGGCCTTCTTCTTACCCTTGGGCATTTTAGAAGGGGAGATGTCTCCCATACCGCGACTGGCCATCATGATTTAGCACATCTTTCCACGGGTCTTGCCTTTAATGGCAATACCGTCAGCGCGAGAAGAAGCCGAGCCGCCATTGGCCATCTTCTTGACTGCGCCACCACGCTTCATACTCATGTCAGAAACGTCTGTGTTTTCATAGCGGACGTTAGTGCCGGGCTTGTTTGGTTCCGCCAACGCTTCTGGCTCACGCTCGGTGTCAAAAGACTTCTGGCCACTGCGAACGTAATTGTCACGTCCTACCGCATTCTTAGACGTCATGATCTCGCCCTTGCGCGTATCAGAATCACGCGGGACGTACTCACCCATCTTAGATTTAGTGCCTATAGACTTTTGTTCTGCAGGAGCCAAATCCGTGGTGTACTTTTTACCCTTGAAAGTAAAAGTCTTGTCGCCCGAAGCACGAGCTTCACGGAACGCTTTACCAAATTCACTAGTGGCCATAATTAGCTCCTTAGCAGGCTTTGCCGCCCTTGTTCATCTTAATCATTGTTCCCTTGGTTTTACCCTTGGTAGCAATACCATCTTTGCTAGGGGCAGCCGTTTTAACTTTGCCCATCGCCATACCGCCACCAGCCATTTTGGTTGCGCCTTTTTTCTTAGCCATCATTGCCATAAAACCGGGATTCATTTTGGAAGCCATAGTATCACCACCTTTTGAAAATTTGCGGCCCTTGTCCGCAGTTGTAAAATCCTTGCCCACAGACTGCGGGACTCCTACTTTCTTAGCAAACGACGGGTTGTTAGCCACCGCCGCCATGAAATTGTGTTGCTTCTTACTCGTCGACGGCATTATCTGCCTTCTTGCGTTTAGTCATTTCACGAACAGTGTCGGACTCCCAGATGCGAAGCCCGAGATAAATGATCGTGAACAGCGAAGCCAAAGGCGGTAGCCACGTAGCCATAACACCAACAGTTGTTAAGACTGCCGCGCCATCTGCAACTGCTTTAGCTGTGTCGTGCTGAGTCATATATACCGCCCCTTTGTCTTGCCTTTTATAGCGCAACCATCAGCCTCAGTTACATAGCCGCCATCCTTACAGTTCCACGCCCTCAAAGACTTATTGATTCGTGAATCCGGATCGTTGGCTGTCTTTGCGCTGGTTAGCTTCTTCTTCATGCCTTCCATGCGGGCGCAGAAAGAGTCGCGCCGTGAGCCGCCCTCGGGTTGAGGACGTTTTAATCCGGGTTTCCCGGGGTTGGCCGCGTTGTACGAGGCCCGCCCCTTGGCGTTCAAGCCACCCTTCTCGGATTTGCCCTCTTTCCTCTGCCATGCTGGAGACTTAGCCATAGAAAATTGTGACCGAAGTTACGTTTGCCACAGTTCCATGAACATTGGTGCTAAATAAAACACCCTCGCCCGGAAGCAAAATATACGTAGGTTGCGTAGCAGAAGCCACGGTGTTAAGCGTCATAACGGTTGTACCACCTGACCCACCATCTTTAAATATCACACTACCAGCCGTGCCTGTTGGAACCATGTAAACAGCTTTGACCCTTGCTCTAGCAAGAGCAGTGGGTGTTTGATTGGTAAATTGCCCCGTAGAAGTTAGCGGGACACTTGCCTGTACATCAGTTTGCATCGACATAATCAATCTCCTTTAAAAACGGGGCCGAAGCCCCTTGGGTTGATTAGGAGTTAGCAAATGGTGTGGCAACAGTACCAGTACCAAGGACTGTGCCTTTGACCATGTACTTCAGTGCGGCAATAGCAAAAATCTGCACCCATGAGCCAGCAACACCACCAGTAGTCGTGCCATTTAAGTTAATAAAGTCGTTAGCAGCGGCGGCTGAAAAACCAACCAAAGCGGCTCCGTCTGAATCAACGTCATTCATAACAATTGTGCCAACAAATTTGTCAGTACCGTCTGTACCAATCTTTAACGAACTTGTAGAGATGGTGGTAGGAACCCAGATTGTGTAAACAACGCCTTCGTTATTGGCTGTACTTGGGTCTTCACCGGGGCCAGATGTTGTGGAGTTAGCCGTTGTGTTAATTGTGGGCAATGTCAAAGTGACTGCCGCTGCCAAAGAACCACCAATAGAAATGATACGACCGCCGTGATCTACAGGGTTTAATGTGGTGCTAGATGTGATTTCAACAGTAGTAGCTGGGCCTTGTTGATAAATGCCGCCCAACGAACGAATTGGGCCTTGAAACGTAGTGCGTGCCATGATTTTTCCTTACATACAAGTTAAGTGCATCAGTCTGTATGTCGTCAGCCGGGACTGTCTAATGCACCGGATAAGCCCGGGTTACTGTGTTTATATCACGGCGTTTACTCGGGTGCAACAAGTTTGTTTGACTTTTTTAAATTTTCTTCTTGGGTAATAACACGCAGGTTCCATGGGACATGCAGGCCACATACCTCATGCGAGCGCAATGGCACGATGTGATCGACCACGTACTGTTCCCCAGTGGTTTGCGTCATGGTGATAGCGATCTGGTAAAGCTGGCGTATCTCCGACTTTTGTTTTCGCGTTAACCACGGCGGGGTAGCCTCACGGTGTTTACGGCGTCGCACTTTATTGTCCGCCAACACTTGGGTTTTATTGTTTTCTTTCCACGCATTCCGATACCCTCGTAACACATGCGCCGGACGAGTAGAAGCTGTGGCAATAACCGTTTCACGGTTTTCTTGATACCACTCATTCTTACGGTCTTTAACATCTTCGCGTTTGTTGTACTCACGGAAGTAGTCAGCACGAGTTTCATTGCTCTTGACCCATTCAACCTTTAGACATTCGATGCAAGCCCCTTTGGTTTTGCGTGCAGCTATATGCCCGTGCTTGCAAGGCTGTCCAGTGAAATAGTACTTACTGCCGGTTTTCTTAGCTTCTTCTCGGGTTGTGGGTAGGTTTGTGGTATCCATTTTAGCTCCTGTGACTTAGTTACAGGTAATATACCACAAATATTTAAAAATGAAAAGAGGCCCCGAAGGGCCTCTAAAATTAAGTCGTAAGACCCAATTATTAGGTTGAACCGGGCGAACCAAAGACGCCAAGAGGGTCAGAGAAACCGAAGCTGTAACGCTCACGAGCTTTGTAACGAACGTTTCCAGTGTCGAAATCACCGTCCATTCCGGTAGTCAAGGCCATACGCTCAAAGTGCTTCAGGCCGTTAGGAACGTCTGTGCACAAGAACCAAGCATTGGTGTCTGTCAGGTAGTGGTTAATTGTGTAACCTTCAGGGATTGAACCATTGTTCTTCAACGCGTTGATGTCGTTGTCAGCGGTACCAACACGAAGGTTAGTCTCGAGCAAACGAGTAGCAACGAACTGAAGTGCTGGAGGCACAACCAATTTTCTAGGTTTAGCAGCGATCAACAAGCCACGCTCATCAGTCCAAGCAGCGATCTGAATCACAGCGTTTTCCAACGATGTTTCATTCAAGTCAGAGTTGGTTGAAGGACGGTTACTGTTGGTACCACCAGAGATCAGGGGGTGCGCTGTAGAGAACAGAGCAACACCATCGCCGCCAGCATAAACACCGCCTGTGAAGCCGTTGTTTAAGACAGATGCAGCTTTAACCTGCTTGGTGTAAGCCATAGCACGAGCCAGACCCTTGGTGTAGCGAGCAGACAAGCTGTCGTACAAGTTATCTTCAACCGCTTCTTCAGTGATTGAGAAACCCAAGGCAATGGTTTCGTGGTTGTAGCGAGCCGTGAACGCTTCTTGCGCATTGTCATAAGCAATGGCAGAACCCTCGTTCTTGACTGGAGCAGCAGAGAAACCAGACAGTTTGGTCTCTTCTTCAAAGCTACGCTCAGATTTCTCTGTTTCGTAGATTTCTTTGTGCTCTTCGCCGTAGGTGGCGTACTGCAAGCCAAACAAAGCGTTCAGGCCGGGGAGCAGTTCTTTAAGTAGTTGTGCGCGTGAAATAGCCATGGTTTATGCTCCTTATACGCCAGTTGCGTTATTGTACTGATGCATAGTCGCATTGATCTTGACAATAACTTCAGGGAAGTTATCAGCAGCAGTGGCGGTGTCCCGCACTACGTCAATGATACGAATAGGCAAAGTATTGGTTGTGGCAGTGCTGTCCAGAATAGCTACGGCAGAGTTACCTGACGTGGTGCTACCTGCGTTCTGTACCAACGTGGCGTTATTTCCGATGGCGGAAATGCCAACACCGGTAATAACAGTTGTGCCAGACACAACAGCAACTTGGAACAACGTATCAGGATCATCAGCGACCACAGCAAAAATCTGCGTGCCAGACTTAATCGCCTGACTTGCTGGATAAAACTGTTGTTGCTGGACTTGACCAGTTGAACTGTTAGTAAAACTTACGCCTAAGAAAATACCGACAGGCGTGGCAGTTGTTGTGCCCGTGTCTTTTTCGATAGTGCCGTCAGACACGCGTTTTACCAAGTCACCATAGAAAATGTTAGTAGCGTAGCCACTAGCAATTTGCATCAAACGGGTTGAACCCGCGAATACCTGTCCACCTATTAGGTTTACAGGCTTTAGACCGTAAGGGGCCGAGACTGTAGGATAAGCCATAAAGACTCCTGTTTATTTAGAACCAGAACCAAATCCTGTTCCGCGACTTGTTGTTGACTTGCGGTCAGCAAACAAGGGCATCCGAGGGTCATTATTTCGCATGAAATGATTGTCAACTGAATCCATCTGGTTTTGAGCTTGCTTGTTGTAGTACTCAGCACGAGCTTCAATGCGTTCCTTGGGAGCCTTGCAAAGCATCAGCCCACCAATTTCCACATTACCGTTTGCGTTGTTACCAAACAAGGCCAATTCTGGATGATCCACTGCTTTCACCGGCTCATAACCATCGCGCATCTGTAAAGACACGTTGTTGGCTAATGGCTGACCTAGCACATGAGTCGCTACCCAGCGAAACGTGTAATCTGGATCAGGTGTCGGATCGGGCAGGTTGCTCGGCGGTACGTATACTGCACGAACAGATTTATCGC